CCCCGAAGGAATGAGTGGTTATTTTTCTTATTCCAAATCAGATTTACGTACCCAGCTCATGATTTCTTTCAGTAGTACCTTATCCCCGCTGATCTGCATGACTGTGTAAGTCGTACCTTTTACAAACGCCGGAATGCTCTGCCCTGTTGCATAGGTCTTGGCCGTCTTTTTAACTTTGACCTTTTTGCCGACTGCAATCACCGCAGCTGCGCCGGTCATCTGTAAATCGGATGTTTTAACCCATGACACAAGCTCTTTAATCAGCGCCTTACTGCCAGATACCTGCTGTACGGTATATGTCTTGCCTTTAGCCCATGCGGGGATTGTCTGGCCAGTAGCGTACTTTTTAGCGCTGGACTTGATTTTGACCTTATTGCCCGCCTTAATGCCGGTTGTAGTCGGCTTACTAGTGGATGGTTTTGCTGCCTCTGCTTTCGGCAGTTTATCATGTACCAGATATCCTAAAAATTTCATGCCCAGATAACCATTAGGGTTGCCCTTGATATACTCAAAGCTTTTACCGCCGTAATTTGACTGCGACCATGCGATTGTGTTGGTGTCAATAAGCTCCTCACATACTGCAACATGTCCCCACTGTCCGGACTGCCAGATCATGAGTGCACCCTCTACAGCATATTTTGAGCGTTTAAACCCGTTTGAGTAGTTGTCCCATAGCTCCTGCGCCCCGTTTACACGTGGGCTATCCAAATACTCCTCTCGACCTAAAATCTCGCTGATACGAGCTGTAGCATAGGTAAAGCAGTTTGGCATTGCCACTCCTGTACGCCGTAGCGCCCAATCCATCCAATTACTGCCTGTTAATCCGGACAGGCTTGTTCTTTTCTTAAATGCCATTTTTGTTTCCTCCTATTTTTCCATAAGGTCATCGATTCTATGATGAGCCGATTTGATACTGTTTTCTGCAACCGCCATACGTTCTACAACATTGTTGTGTTTTTCCACTTTTTTTGTAAGGTCGTCTATTTTATACTGCATGACAGCTGTCGATTTGTTGTTGATCACTACCGTTGCTATCAATGACGGTATGGCTGTGCATACGCCTCCAATCAGAGCCACAATAATTACATCCGACATGTCTTACTCCTTAGCATCCACCGCAGCTGCGACCTCAGAGGGCTTACCATTAAGGATATTGATAAACGTACTATATGCATCCTTGATATAGCGCCATGCTGCTACGCCGATTGTAGCGGCAATCATAGCCACAGTGATGAGGTCATGCACCTGCTCATTGATATCTGGCACATACTGCGTGAGCAGCGTAGTGGCTGCATCTACAGCAGCAACCATCAGCATTGTACCAAAGACCAGCACCAAGGCCTTTTTAACGCCCTGCCACAGCCGTTTAGCGTCAAAGTGCTCCCCTGTGATGTTGATATTGTGGTAAAGGCTCAGCACCACGTTAGATGCAAAAGCCAGTAGTAAAATAGCGTAGCAGACCAGTACCATGCTGAGGTCTGCCAGTAAAACAGTGTAAAGCATATCCATGTTTCTTCTCCTTCCGCCTGTTAAGGCATATTTAAAGAGAGCCTATGTGCGGCTCTCTAATTGCTGTATTCTGTATTGTAACTGCGATATCTCGAAGTCTCGTTTTTGCAGCTCCTGCTGAAAATTTTGTGTACTCTGTAAATAATTTTGTTCAGCACAAACAATTTTTGCATCCAATTCTTGCACTGCTTTAGAGATATACGGTATGACAACTTCCGGATTTATCGCTAGTGTACCACCCAAATTCTCGACAAGCTGCGGATCTATTTCTTGGAGATTTTGTGCTATATAGCCTATTGATCTTCGTAATCCTGTCTTTTTAAAGACGAAGGATTCATGCTTAAATCTCCTTATTGCATCAAGTCCACATACATCAGTATCCATAATATTTGCTTTAAGTTTAGCATCAGATACCCATGATGTTTTGCAATAATAATCTGCTCCTGTGACATCTTCGTATTGCAGATAATCAGTGCTGCTATCAGGATGACCATGATATATTTGTCTAATATTGCGGAAACCTCCTCCAGTAACATTAGAAACGACCACATAACCTTTTCCATTTTTAGGCTGAACCGGAAAGTTCGATGACCCTAAAAATATATGCCGCTCCGTCCAACCTGATGGATTTAAGCCAAAATTCAGTGTGTACCATGATGCACCGCTATTACCGTCAATATCTGTTTGTCCCAATGATAAAAACTTTGCACCAGTATCAGCCGATAGTAATATACCTCTGCTGGTACTGCTAGTGTAAGATGATGCTATTCCTCCACAATGATTACTGTTAATAAACAAATCCATGCGGCCATTACCTATTACTACCTTTGTATTTTCTGTTCCAAGACTTGTAAATGATCCCGTCAATAATGCATTATCAGCTTTTAACTTTCCTTCATGCGTCACATAAAATGGAGCACCTGTCATAGATTCTGCTGTGCTTCCTGCATAAAAAGCATACGTCCCGGCACTTTGCATTACAGTATATTTACCATTGTTTTGTGCACTCAATCTTAATGCTCCGATGTCAAACCCGCCAATCTTACCAGATGTGGCAGTGACCGTCCCAGTCATAGTTAGATTTCCGTTTGTATCGCCATACAGTACCCTACTCCCAGCATTGTTATAAATGGATAATGCTCCATTATTTACACGTAATCCTCCAGAATTGATCACAACACTCATATTGCCTGTCACTTCTGATTGAGCAGGCGCCCAGTAAGATGGATCAATAGCTGAATTAGCTTCGCATAGGAAAGGTCTATTAAAAGCTATGCGTCCTTTGAAGTCTCTACCATAAAGATATACTCTTACATATTCTATTTCTTTATCTTCAACCTCTACAAACTTGCCTACCCGCACCCATTTATGGGATGTATCTCTGACAGACCCTGAACTTCTGGTGCCATCGGTATAATATATATTGATAATATAAGTTGCAAGTGGATTTGTAGGCCCAGCCACATAATCGGAATTTGTCAAAAATTCAGTGGACATATAAAATCCTTTTACCTTACGTCCTATGTCTATACGTTGAAACCAGTTACTGTTCGCAGTTCCATCAAATGCACTTGATTCCAACCAAAGCGCACGCCCTGTACTGCTTCCCCATGTCATCGCTCTGCCGCCTGTACATGTCGACGCTAATGATTTGTTCCAACAAGCTGTATCATTTGTAAAATCAGAATTCTCTATGAGATTTATTCGATTATATGATTCCTTGATACTCACTGATAAACTGTCTACCTTTTGCGTGATCGTTGAGCTCATGCTATTCACAATATCCTTGGTAGCATATGTATCACTTACCGTTGTTTTAAATCCGTTAACATCAGCAACCAAAGAGCTAAGTTTAGATGATGTACTCGATGCTGTGGATTCAACCGCTGATATCCTGCCGCTAAAGCCATCAACTGTCTGCTCTAATTGAGTTTGTTTTGAAGTGACACTTGTCAGCGTGGAGGTATGCTCACCAACCGTACTGTTAATGCCTGATACAGTCTGTGTGAGGCTGCTGTAATTGGTCTGTAAGGTTGACACATCGCCCTTAGCTAGCGACATGTCAGTAATCAATGATGAGATTTTGCCTTGCTCCACAGACAACGCCGTGCTCAGCGTGCTTATGTCACCGGTTATAGTATTATACACCACAGATAGAGACTGGTTAGCTCCATCCACCAAAATATGGCTAGACTTTATCACCTCTGTACCGTCGTTAATCTCTTTTACCAATGAGGTGATGTTTATTTTATCTCCGGATATATTGGCATTATCAGCCACCATGCTATCCACGATAATTGGCCGCTGTATACCGGATGCGGTGATGCCAGTTGCATCAAACATCAGCTTCCCGGCGGCATCCCAGACATACATGTTGTAGTCTCCGGATGCATCTTTACCAATTTGTACTCTTGGCCTTGTGATATCTTTAATCTGGAGGGTCTCACCAAAGATATCTAATCGACCTGACTGTGACTTAAAGTGTATGCTGCTAGCATCAATCGTACCGGCAGTTACTTTATCAGCTGCTACACTGTCAATCATGGCCGACTTTATAACTGAGTTAGAGAATACGGTGTTTTCTGCATTGATTATCAGTGAGTGAACGCTATCAGAAGTAAAATGGCCATTTATGATGGTATCAATAGTGGCTAGATTTCCTTCCATAACGTTTATTTTAGCTAGAGCTGCATTGATTGTATTAACATCCAGATTATCTATTGCAGCATGAATAGCTGTAAATTCTTCAGCTGTCGCAATCTTGAAAGCCGCTGTATCAGCTTTAAATGTACTGAACTCACCTTCATGTGCTGTAATTTTTTGATTTACAGTAAGAAAATCAGTAGTAATGGTTCCAAACTTACCATCATATGCAATGATTGTGTCTGCAAGCAATCGCTTTGTGGCTATGTACTCACTGTAATTTGTTTGTACTTGTTGTGAGATATTCCCCTGAAAAGAATACTGCTCTTGCTGCTCTGTTTTTGCGCTAGATGTTATTGTCTGTTGAATTCCACTATCATCTATGATATCCATAATCATGATGGGCACTTTATAAATGGATCCATCTAAGTCTTGCACAGAAATAATATCACCTACATCAAGCTCAGGATGTCCCATAATGATATTCACAGAACATGAACGGTAGGAAAATCCGTTCACTTTGTTGTATATCGCATTCAGCTGTGCTTGTGTCATACATGGATTTGATAGAGTGATTCGACTTCCAGTATCTCCGCCAGCATTAAGGTTTGTTTCAGAATCGACGGCACAAGTGATTCTTCTGATTATTGTATCTTCCTGTCCTGCGCTGAAAGTTGATGAACATATATCTGGACTTGCTGTGAATTCAACAGCAGAGAACCATCTTAACTCCAAGTTACCATCACGATCCATAACTGCGTTTTTACCGCAAAATGATGCTATATAGCTAATAGCATCACGCATTTGCAGTCCCTGTAGCTTTTCTACGTTGATAGATTCACCAGAATCACCGCCAGCATATGTAATACCTATCTTGGCACATTGCTCTCTCAGAACAGCCGCTACAGGCTTACTATTTGAAAGACTGCTAAAAAATCCCTGCTGTGTCTTATACATATTGTCATATGCTGTAAATGTTACGACATCATCATTAAGTTGAGGATCGACAATGTTGTAGACCCCCATTTTGATCCATTCAATGTCTGGTTCTTCACCAATATTGTAATCCTCCAGATGTAATCCAATATAATAAATGGCCTTTCGCCCTATAAATTGCACAGAAGAAGTCATTTCTGGAATCTGTACATCCAGGTATCCAGAAACAGTTCCTCCGAAGGAAAGGTGTTCTTCAGCGCAAATCCCAAGCTTACCATCCAACTTCATAAAGTCAAAATACTCTGTACCGTCTATGACTAGCTTTGATTCCCACCATTGTATATCTCTTGCTATAGCTTTCTTATATCTTTCTGAGGTGCTATACATTTACACCACCTCACTTTCTTATTTGTCAGATTCTTCTTCAATCATAAATTCTAAAGCATCCATTTCAGCCTGAGAAATAGACACAGAAATATCATCAAGCTTGATCATCCTGATTGGCAATTCGCACTCTGTATTATTGATTTCATTGATTGCAGCAGTTAGAGCCGTTTTATCTTCCTTGCTCTTAAATGTGATTTCATTACTTTTTTCTTTTGTTACCAGTTCACCATTTTTATCAAGTTTACAGTGTTTCTTCTGCAACTTTGTGATTTCATCCTGATATTCTTTTATTTCATCCATAAGAATTTTCTTATTACGGCTCACATTATAATTAACCTTAGGGCTGATTGCAGTCTGCACGTTTGACAATCCATTCATAAGCATAATAAGCTCACCACTTCTTAACTTCATTATTCAGCACTCCCTTCTGCGGTTACTACAAGCTCGTTAACAGCCTCATCGTAACGCTTCTTAAAAGCTGCGATATCAGTATCATACTTCACCTTATCTTTTGCATATTCAGCAATATTCACGATATTTACATGATAACTAATTGTGTTATAATCCATATTTGTCACGGATGCTTCCATAGTCACCACAGTAACACCATCAGTATTCTTAGATTCAGATTTCAATGTCTTTCTCACTTCTTCTTTTTCTGTAATCGTTGTTGTCATAATGACACCCCTTCCTTATTTCTCAACCAAAGAAATAGGCAGCCCTTCATAGACTGCCTTTTCAATAGCATAACTGTACACGCTGTAAACTTCATCGCCGGCATATGCACGAATCGTTTTCATTTGTTTTGTTTTAGGATCACGGAATTTCACGTCGATATAATCTGGTTCAAGTAAAGCGCAAATTTGAGCAGCTTCAGCCTCCGTCAGCCATGACCACTGCACATCAATACGGTATTTGAGTGCCTGTACTTTACCACAGAAATTACCACTGCGTGACCGTCCAGAGCCTTGTGACCATAGCTTATTACGCTGAATCGTAATACTGGAAGGGTCTTTGACTTTAACACCGCCAAGATACAGAATAGGATCAACTGTCTTTATCATACTGGCACTCCTCCTTTACCTCCGGAAAATATCATTTGTTTTTTGTAGTCCTTAATGATTTTAGTGGTCTTAGAACCATCTTCATTCTGAATAGTGATGTATAAGTCACCTCCACGGTCTTGGAATTCACCACCGTCACGTAAAGCTTGCAGAACCGCCCTGTAGATACCGGATGTAATCTGATCGTTATTTGCAACGGCTGTACGCCCACCCATAGTACCGACAAGCTCCGGTCCCGCTTCACGAGCAATAAACATTTGTCCTGTATCAACAAATCCACCTTCAGCCTTTTTTTGCATCCAACCTGTGACTTTTCCAAGTGCTAAATCTATTGATCCGGAAACAATAGAAAGGGTTGCTTCAATAGGGTGCTTCCTAAAATATTGTTGGAACCATTCAAGAGCTTCATTTGCTGCATTAGATTTATTTCCAAGTGCTGACTGCCCCCATATTGTGTGTGATCCTGCCTTGAACCAACTATCAAACCAATTATATGCATCCCATGCAGCATTGGATTTATTACCAATCTCAGCTTTACCCCATATTGTTTTTGACAGTATCCTGTTCATTGTTTGCCATGCATTATTACCCGCAGAATCAGCACCCATAACTTTAGCAAGAACAGTCAATGGATTATCGAAAATCTTCTGACCTTTATTCCATTGTGCCTGAGCATCTGGAGATATATCACCATTGCTGATTCCCTTTTTGATATTCTTGATATAGTCCTCACCGGATTTCGTACCATTTTCCTGCGCTTTTTTCAGTTCAGCCTGATACTGTTTACCCAGCTTAGAATCCTTGTCAATGCCAAGTTTGTCTAACAGCGATAACAGCTCTGCGTTCTGCTGCTTTTTGACCTTAGTAATATCTTTCTTTGATTGCTCTGCATTCTTTAAAGAATTTCTAGCTTGCTCTAATTCTTCTTTGGATAAATTAACACCATTCTTTTTAGCAATATCAATGATATCTTTAGATGATAACTTATACTTTTTTGCTTTCTCTGCATATTCCTTAACAAGCTTTTGCCGTGTCTTTTTTGTATCGTCATACTCTTTCTTGTTTATTACCTTGCCATCCTTCATACAAGAATCCATTACTTTATTGGTTTCTTTCATCTTAGTAGCAAGTTTTTCAAACTCAGCCGCTTTTTTATCACTCAAACCAAACTGTGCGTAGAATTTACCAAGTTCCTCAGTGAGTCCATTTGTAGAAGAGGAAACATTTCCTAAGGTCTTATCAAGACCATCTTGCTTTTTCTTTGCGGCATCTACAGCATCATTCGCTTTTTTTAGAGCTTTTTCAGTTCCATCTAAATCAGCATTCACTTGGTTTAAATCATCACTCAATTTCCCAAGTTTTTCACTGTCACCATCAGCTGCTGCCTGTTGAATCTGCTTAGACAATTCAAGTTTACGTTCACTTAATTTATTCAACTTATCCCTTGATTCAGCCTGTTTTGCTTCTGCTTCAATCTGAGCTTGGATATACTGAACATAGAGCTTCTCATATGCTTCTTGTCTGGCCTTTTCCTTAAGCTTATCAATATTCTTCTGAATAGCATCAGGTGTTTTCAGCCATTCAATACGTCCTTCTTTAGTCAGTTTTACTGTTCCCGGAAGTTCCTTATTGATAGCTTCTACTTTTTGCTTAGCTTGCTCGATACTATCCACATAGCCTGTTTCTCCAGCCATACGGCGCAATATATCTACGTTTTGTTCAAGTCGTTTGTATTCAGCCATCTTTGAAGAAATTTCTTTATCTGTTGAAGCTTTAGCATCATCCATAGACTTTTTCAATTCATCAAGAGCATTAATCTGATCCTGTACAGATTTGGAATAATCATCCATTTCATACTTCTTCTCTTTTTGAGTTGAACCAAGTAAAGCGACGGCCGCTATTACAGCAGTTAAACCTGCCACTACAGCCACTACTGGATTTGCTGCAAGCCAGCTAAATGCTGCTCCTAATTTACCGATAATAGTCGATCCTAGTGATGTTGCTTTCCCACTTGCTTCCAACATATTTGAACTTACATTGAGAAGTTTATCGCCGATACCATTCATCACTTTTTTAAACGCTTCTCCAGCTTTGGTATTTAATAAAGTAGTATTAAAAACATTTAAAACACTTTTTGTATTTGTTATTTTGGAATAACCATCAGAGAATACTTGCCATAATTTTCTTAAAGTGCTACTGTGTTGCAAAGCCAAAGCCCCAAAAGTACGTAATACACTATGAGCTCCACCTAGAGCTGTTGCTAGTTCTACAATTTTTGCTATCTTAATCGTCAAAAACAAAGCTGTAAAGGCTGATCCCAAAGTAACAACTACGGGTTTACATTTTGCTATCCATGTTATAACGTTTGCAAAACCTTTTACAATCTTCCCTGCACCTTTAAGAATAGTGCCAACAAGATCACCGAATACTGGTGCAATACTTCTTTTAAACCAGTTTATTATTGGCTTAACAAAGTTATCGTTTACACTGGTTGCTAATTCCAAAAACGCTGTAGCTAAATCCCACAATGATTCAAATAAATACTTACCGCCGGAATCCCATACATGTCGGAAGAATGTCGATATCGTATCTGTAACAAGTGAAGCTGTATCTAGTAGGCTAAAGAACAAATCAGATGCAGCTTGAAAAAATGGTTTCCATTTCTTTGCTACAACATCAAAAACCCCGCCTAAAATATGCACAATGTTATCTCTGGTTTCAGTAATGTTCTTCAATATACCAGAACCATATTTATTCCAACTATTGCGGATAGGTTCAAAGATATTATCATCAACCACCTTACCAAGAATACTCGCCCATTCAAGCAGCCGGTCACGAATGTCCATAGCTTTCATTCTAATATTGTCAAATATATAATCCATATCCTGTAACGCTTTTAATAATCGTGGATCAATAGACATACCACCAGCGCCTGAACCTCCACCACCAGATCCTGAAGAAGAATCATCAGTACTTTGATCGGGGATTACATTCGCAACATCAAAACCTGCAAGAAAATTCTTCCATTCCTTAGTCTTTTTCTTTGCGCTATCTAATCCTTTATTGGCATCGTCAATACCTGCATTTACATCATCCATGCCATCAGATACGCCACCGAGCGAATCATCCATGCTGTCCAAAATACTGCCTGTAGATCCAGATGAATCAGGCAGTTCATAGCCGAGGAATGAAGCAAACATTTGAATCAATGACTTTATCGCCATCACAAAACCGTTAATATACGGTAAAACCTTTCCAATCACGCCATAAAAAACAGCAGATATCCAACGGCCTACTTCGGCAATCTGCTGCTGTAGTATTTTAAGCTGGTTTGCCGGCTGCTCGATAGTCCTGGCAAAATCCCCCATTGCTGCTGATCGAGCCATTTGCTGCTGTAACGTAAGGATGATAATTAAACGTTTTTCTACTTCATTCAAATCACGTATCTGCCTGTCATAGATTCCTATGCTTTCGAGCGTTCCACCTAGTACACTTTGTGTTATATCATAGCCAGATTGGCTACGTATAGGTCTTACTTGCTTACTCAGAGCAGCCTGAAACTTTGTAACAGCGGAGTCAACAGAAACATTATACAACGATGCATAGTCAAGAGACATTTTTGTTAATCGCTCAGACAGCATATATGACATATCTTCAGACAAATCACCAAGCGCTCCGAGCTGATTTTTAAATGTAGCCTGAGCCTGCATCATAGATGGCATTGCTAGTCCGTACATGTCAGATAGCTGATTCTGGAACTTCATAGCCTCACTACGCATATTCCCCATGGCACGGCTGAAGTAGTTCTCAATCTCCGTAAAATCTATCGCTTTATTCAGCATGTTAGCGAAACCAGTACCATAATGGCGAAGTTGGTTGTAAAAAGCATAGACCTTCCCAAATGAAAGCATATTACTCAATTTTCTATTTGTTTTATCACTCTCAGTACCGGTATTTTTTATTTCACGCTGTACATTTCGCAATCCACTAGTTAAAGGGTTGGTATTCGTTCCCTTGCCGAGTGTGGATACAATGTTTGAAAACGCATGAATCTCAGAAGAACTCTCTCTTAATTCAGCCAAGAATTTTTGAAGTTTCTGAGTTAATGTGTCGAATGATTGGCCAACCTTGCTATGGTCAAGCTTTTCCATAGCCTGCATAGCCTTGGGAAGCTCAGTTAAAGCTTTGACAATAGCGCTTACACCTTCGGTTTTAACGTTTTCAAAAGCGGTTGTGAATTGAGTAACCATTTCAGTAATCTTACTCATTTTAGTAGTAAGACCATTATTTGTGGCTGTAGATATCTCCATATCATTCAATCGTTTCATTCCTGATGTGATTTCATTAACGGAGCTTGATAAGCTTTTAAATTTATCCAAAGCAGATACATCAGCATTCTTAATCAAATCTAGCTGCTTTACGATTGGATTAAGATTGAAATTTTCTAACCCTGACATATCTGTTTTATTGAATCTGGAAGCAGTTTTTAAGAACGATTTAGCAGCTAAATCCATTGTGTTAATCTGTCCTGATAGTAATTTGAAAATATCAGTATTGAAAGCAGAATCCATATCTCGCATGACTTTGCTTATATCTTTAAGATTATCCTGTGCTCTCTTAGTGCTAATATTTCCTAACCTTTCTATCATTCTTGTTACGTTGCTAATAGATTTACTGTTTGTAGCCATATTAACTATCATATTAGTATAATCGCCAAGTACTTTATTAAATGCCTTTAAATTTTCTTGTGCAGTTCTGGTTTCAACTTCTAATTCAAATCCGACTTTATTTTCTTCGCTCATTCATATCACCTGCCTTTCTATAAAAAATAACAGCATCCTTGGATGTAAATAAAAGACCCCAACGAATGAGGTCTTTTATTTTATGGTTTCCATTTATGCCCACAGTTCATGCAGACATTGTATATTTTCTTACTATGTGTAGCGCCAACAGCTGCGCCTACTATTGTTCCAACAGGATTAACAAGTGATCCTACGGCGGCTCCTGCAACACCTTTCCCTATGGAGATTTTCTTATTTGTCGTTGTGATGGAAGTACTACCACATTTAGGGCATGAGACAATACCTGCCTTTTTGTTTGCTTTATACTGTTTTTTGGGAGAGACAGTATGTGCTTTATACGTTGGTGTAGAAGTCTTATTTATTTTAGGAGCTGTATACACTGTACGTTGTTTAATTTCTTCCACTTCTTGCTCCAATATTGCTTTTCCGCAGAAAGGGCAGTAACTAAAAGCTGAATCAAGCTCCTTACCACAATGAGGACAATAATTATAGCTTGATGCTTTATCATTACTGCCATCCTGCTTAATGTCCTTCACTTTATCTGGTTCAATCACAAATGTATTTTTAATACCAAGTTCTTTATACGGGATATTTCCTAACGCTTTATCCCTTTTTGCTCTAAACACATTGTAAGTGTCATTAATGATTTCAAATGCTGAATAATCCAATATATCATTAATGGCTAACAATATGGTTGATAAGAATACTTTAGTATCACTGCTGGAAAGATATAAAGCAACAACTATATTGTTATCCAGAATCAAATTGATTTGACCAGAATAAAGCATTGCTTTTTTTATTTGTATCCATGGAACTATAATCAAACAAAAGACATCTTCTCCAGAAATTTTAAATTTGTTTAATGATCTACAATATATATATTTCCTTGAAAATGCAATATATTCTAATTTATTTACATCGAATGTACATACTCCATAAAATAAATTTTCAATATGTGTTTTTCCTGTAAATAACACAATATCATTTAATATTTTGTTGCTGCCTCTTTTACTGTCAAATGATATTTCTATTGTTTCCATTTCCATGCCCTCCCTAGATACCAATATCATAGCACAGGTAGTAGAAATACTGAATATCTCTTTCTATCAAAATACACTCATTCTCCGCCTAAACTCTGATTCAAGGTCTTCTTTAGTAACAGGTTTCTGCTTCTCTGCTTCAGCTTCAAAGTCAATTGGCTTCTCATAATATTGAACCGGAGTTATTTTTCCGCCACCAAATCCAATATTTACAGCGTTAGGCATTAGATTATTCACAACAACCTCTAATGCTTTCATGGCATAGAGATTATTCATCCAGGACGTGTAATTGACACGATTACGATACGCCTTTACATAAGAATAGAATAATTCTTCTTCGCCGTACCAAAATTCATCCAATGGCATACCTGCTTCGATAGCTATTGGAATCATTACTGCATAGCAGTATTCTTCATAGCTCTTATAAACTACGACATCGGCAGAGGATTCTTGGTTTTCTCCTTTTTCACAGTGTTGATTGCTTCCAGTTTGTCTTTCAGTAACTGGATTACTGTAAAAACTCTAGCGGTAATCTCAACCATCTTTTCATCGAATTTCTCCATACCAAGAGTGTTCACCATATCATCGAACATGTCATCAATGAACTGATCCGTCATTTCCCCTTTCAGGTCTTTATTTTCTTTCAGCAGGATAGCTGCAATTTCTTCAGGATCAATGTCGTTCGACTGCAACTTAACAAAGTCTTTCATTAGTGGCATCATTTTGATAGAAAGAGCATTCAATTCTGCTTCATACTGAGCTATTTCACTCTTGTTATCTTCCATTTCACTCTTGTTATCTTCCATTTCACTCTTGTTATCTTCCATTTCACTCTTGTTATCTTCCATTTTAGCAGCATTTAGTTTCTGCTGGATTTCACTAAGTTCACCTGCCATTGTCAGGATTTCAGGATTCTGCAATTCATCAAAGATTTTAAACTGTAATTCATTGATGGCCTTTCGAGCGGCACGAGTCAATTTGAAAGGATAGTCCTTTCCGTTATACTTATATGTCCAAATATTCATTTTTGTTTTCCTCCTATTTAATTACAAGCGCCCGGCATTGACCGAGCGCTATTGTTTCGATTCTTACGATCCAGGTGCTACGACTGCCTTTGGAACGATAACTAAGATTGTAGTTTCCCATGATGCATAACCTTCACAAGAAGCTTTCAGGGTAACAATCGTAGAGCCTTCTGCCTTACCTGTGATTGTCAATTTATTATCTGAAACAGCAGCTGTAGCAATAGTTGAATCTTTTACTGTAGCTGTGAATGTTCCTTCGGCAAAATTCAATTCGATATCCTTTGTATACGTACCATCCGTTTTATCCAACTCACATTTCCAATCAATCGGTGTTTTAAAGGTGACAGTAGCCTGTACCAGAGGTAATACATTCTCAACATAACCAATATAGTCCGTAGGAGTAATCTTGATATTACCTTTTTGAGCTTCGCCATTCTGACTATCAGACATAGTATAAGACAATGTACCATTGACACGTTCACCAGTTAGATCAGCGTTAACACGCAGTAATTCTAATTCTTTCCCTTTAAGTTTCTCTAAACGATTGATTGAATCACGGTGAACAAAAAATTCAAATTCCTTGTCCTCCAATGTTTTCATACCCTCGATTTTTGTCGTTGTATCAGAAGTAGTATATTTTGCTTCAATAGCTTCAGGTGTTGAAGCAAAAGCCGGTACCGTTTCTGTTAATACTAGAACAGAAAATTTACCACTTTCATTTTTGTAACAAAGACATGAACCCATTCCTGAAAAAAAGCGTTCTGTCATTTTTTGAATTCCAAAATCCAAACCATTCATAATAATGAACTCCTTTCCTTAAAAGAAGCGACTTCGATAGTCGCTTCCATTTGCGTTATATCGCATAATGATGCAGTATAGCGAATTATCAACGTTATCTTTATAGTCTGACATAGCTCGCTTCATATGCAATTCATAATCCATATAATCAGCCACTACACCTTGCAGATAGCGAGCGATATCCATAGCATCCATAGCCTTTCCATTGATAGTTGTGTTTTTTGCATAAATACCTATTTCATACCCCAAAAACGAATATGACTCCATCCTACCAAGATTTAATTTAGATGTATTCGTTATTTCAGTTACAACGATTTTCGGATATATTTCCGTGTTCGGCCTGTCTAATACCTTTGCTTTAATTTCGCTGTGCATGATGATATGATCATTCAATCCTTGGAAGACGATATCAAAGTATTTCTGATTCATTAGATAGCACCTCCCACTACTTCATTAAATGCTTGGCTGAAAATCTTTTTGTAGTTCATTCGATAATCAGTTATAGCGTTATACATAAACCGGTGTGCGGTTAATCCCTGAGTATGATAAAACTTACCGTCATCACCTAGATATGTCCATCCTTGTTCACCATGTGCATTGACATCATACTGATAACCGGTCGGAGGATTTGGATGTGTACCAGTGCCAATCATTCCAGTACCATATTCAACCCATGCCGCATGAACGCAGTCATTAAATACTTTTCCTAACTCATAATCCTTTTTCAAACCGGCTAATAACTCACCAGTTGGCTCATATCCACCGTTACCAGTAGAAGATTCAATGTAAAAAGCGGCTCTCTCATAAAGATAATCAAGTGACATTTCTATGAATCTCTGACCAAGTTGCGGCATAGCATTTTGCAGATTATCAATTTTCTTCTGCATGAGCTTCATACCTTTCAAATTGACTTGAAAGTGTCTTTTGATTACAGACATTATTTATCTTCTTTCTTATCCTTCTGAATATCAAATTGCTTGCTTGACTGTTTCTTATTCACCTTTTTATCAGGCAACTTCCATTCATGGGTGCCAAGATAGTCCGGCACCATATAATCACAAACATCAATTTCAATGTTCGGATCCTTAACATTTACCAATTTCATTGCATCACCCCTCTCTTTATGGCAGCTTCTCAAAATAAATCGTCATCATGTTCAATGATGTATTTCTTACAGATTCAACACGATAATTTGCATATGCACCGTTCTGAGCTTCTCCATCAGGTGTAATTCCATCCAGATAAGCTACATCGTTTTCTTTGATGCTGCCAGCCCACTTCTTACGCATGACAACCGATTTATACATATTTCTCACACGATCACCATATTCTTCTTTTTCAGATTTCCCATCTACACTGGCCAGATTTTCACAAAATAAAAACGGTTTATCAAATGGTCGATTTCCATGTGAATCTACAAGCTCATCATCCATGATTTGTGATGCAATATATAACCGCTGCTTGTTTCTGCTCAACATCCTCATACGCTGCACATCGGAGTTATCTGATTCAACAATGCCGGTGAAATATCTGAGCTTGTGTAAGTTCTGGATACACCACTTTCAGAATGAACGATTTCTCCTTCCGCCCCTTCTTTGACGAAGATTTCTATAGCGATACGTATTTGCAGCATGTGATATCTTGGCATGACATCAGCCGGTCTCTCTTGATCGTCAAATGGATACTGGTTTTCAAAGATGATTTCTCTAGCCATGAGCATTAAATCATCAAGATACTGACTCAATTCAGCGTTAAAAGGAACAAAAGGAGTGTCGATGCTCAATGGCATGACATCTCCTTGATTCACAAGTAGCTCAGCAGGAAGACCATCTTTTATCCGGCGGAAGAGTAATTGCTTTCGCTCGTCATAGGTCATCATGAATCATCCTAGTCTACTGGTACTCTTTCACCAGTTGCGTAGAATTTTCCGTTTACTTTGACCGTGTGATCATATGTTACATAATCTGCTTTAGAAGTAGGCGCTGTGATAGTTGATTCTGGCATATCTTCTACAGGTTTTGTTGTTACCGGCTCCGGTTTATCTTCTGGCAGGTCAGTCGGAACCTCTTTACCGTCATCCTGAGCGACATCAGGATTTGCATTGTTAGCAGAATCACTCTCGCTTTCTTCAGCGCCAGTAATTTGCTGAGCTAACGCATCAGCTTTACGTTTTTCTTCTTCTGCGGCTTTCTTTGCAGCGATTTCAGCATTAGTTGGTCTTCCCATATTCATTTACCTCCTACGCACTATGCTTCAGCAAATATACTGAATCCATACATTCAAATGACGGCAATACGATTTCATCTACCACTGTCTTTGTATTTTCAGGATCATGTTCCTGAGTTACCATAATGTTTACTCCAGTATTAACCTGAGATACATTAGCATCTTTTGATCCCAACGCCTTTCGCTCAATCGGGGATGTTCCATACCACAGATTACCTAATGCGCCTTCTGGTAAGAATGTGGCCATCGTATCAGGGTAATATGCCTTGTCTTTGCCATCATAGTCTTTAAAGAGCTTTTCATAAACAATAATTTCAATATTGAGTTCGTTTTTAAAGACTTCTTTGACTCTGGCCTTGTTCATATAAATGTTTGCTGTTGAGTTCTGAGCAAGGATATATGAAGCAATTTTCTTACTTTTAACAAGATTACTCATCGTCTTAGGACTAATGACCATTGCCTTAAGAATAACACCTTTTGCCAATGCTTTATCAATTACCATCTGAGCATCTGCAATAGGATCACAATTTTCATGGTCACTCCACATATCTGTGCCTGTCAATTCCACAAAGTGCTCTGCCTTGTACTCTCCAGATTCATCATAATCATACTGATAGCTCGCACCATCAGCTGTGATATCAATACCAGGTTTACCATTTTCTGCTGCCAGAAGCATCCAAATCATACGTTCAGCTACGACATCTGCGCTAATAATTAAATCATCTGCTTTAGTATAGATGTGGTCAAGTACCTGCTGAGCATACGGATCGCCAGCCTCAGTAACACGTAAGATTTCCTGTTCATCTTCTTCATCAACCATTACATGCTCCTTAAAATAAGGCATCTGTGTGCTAACATCCTGCATTTTCAATTTCCCTCTGCCTTTTGATTTCGTATCAAATGCGCTTGGGTTCAGTGGTACAGGCAACCCCTTATATCCCTTGATCCATTTTAAATCCAATCCCATCTTTTTCTTTCTCGGAAATAATGTCAGTCCAAGATATGGTCTGTCATTACTATGCGCATGCGTAAAATAAGCTGCTAACGCTTTGGCGCTATATACATCAATCAATCTCATTTTTTTTCAATCTCCTTTCCTATAAAAGTTGAATCATCGGCAATGCCGCCAGTGTAGCTTCATCGTAAGTCTCACCAGTATTTTTCTCTGCCTTTGTTTTATCGACAAAACCATGAACTATCAATGAAGTATTTGGGTTATCATCATACACATCATGCATCAGTATACCGATAGCGTTTGATTTTCCTTCAGTTACCGTGGCCTTGATACCATTCTTTGCCATTGGTGTTCCTGCCTTAACTACTTTTACTTCACCATACGCTATTTCTGTTACTTTGCTAAAATCAACATGATATGGAATAGCAACAAAATGCTCATTACTTACTACGTTGATTCCACTACCAAACTCTCTATAAGTCACCTTCATTATTTCATTCTCCTTTCAAATATGCTGTGAATCCACCCTGCGTATTAGCAGTTTCAGCCAGTTGTTCTGCCAACTGAACATCTTTTGGTTTCGTTTCTCCGCTGCTACCATCTCCGCCATCTGGGCGTGGTGTATTTTTCAGCTGATCGTTCTTTGCCTGCGCTTCAGCGGCCGCCATTTTTGTTTTAAAGGTCGTTGCCATAGCTGTTGCTACAGATACAGATGCATCTTTATCACTTGTAACAATACCGTCGATAAAATCCTTATAATCATCTTCCTGCATGCCGGCAGTGATCAGGACTTTTTCAACTTCCAGTTTATTTGCCATCTTCTGATATTTTTCTTTTTCAGCATTAGCTTCGTCAATGGCCTGCTGCTGTTTTTCAGCCTCAGATAATTGTGTTCCTTCGTATTCTTTCACCTTAGCTTCAGCAGTCTTTTTCTCCGCTGCAACGGTATTGTATACATCTTTTGGCACTACATTTTTAGGTGCCTCTTTATTGATTTCCTTGATTGCTTCAGCGAGATTCAGTTTGCCGTCTTCTCCTGTGTGCTTTTCGATAATCTTTTTAATCCATTCCATAAATATCATTCTCCTTAGCATTTATATAGCGTTGCTACGCTGTAGGATTCATCCACATATGCCTGTGGATCAGGCAATAAAAAATGAACAGTTTATTTTCGTAATGACTTATTCAGGTCATTATCCGGTAACCGGTAATTTTGGCAAGACATCATTTTCATTTTTGATATCGCCTTCTTGTACATTCGTCTTCAAATCTCTTAGCCATTTGGCATTTAAGTATGGCTGTGAATCAACATACGCCTGCTCTGGGTCGTTAAACAGTCCACAAATAGTAAATGCAATACGTGGATGCACTCCTGCTTCCAACAGATTAAGTAACGCTTGTGCCTTAACTAGTATGCTGTCCGTTTTATTTCGTGTGAACTTGATATCAATATCCCAAAGTTTCAGCTGCCTTAATTGTGGCTCTACATTCAACGTATCCTGAATAATTCTCAGCACCATCTTCAAAAACAATTTTTCACTACGCTTGAATGAAAGTTCTATGGATTTCGCTCTAGCTTCGGCGTTAGACCATCCCTGCCCGATAATAAGTGCTTGTCCGGTATTTCCACCGGCGGAAGCATTTCTATCTGGCACGCCTGCGATTTGCAGCATTTTTTGGTATAAGGAATCTACATATATTTGTGAATCCGTTTGGTTTAAATCAACCTCTACATATTCAACATCGCCTCTACTGCCTTGCGGAACCTTAATCTTTATCATGCCTTTTTCCCTGAATTCATCGAATTTTTCTGGGACGATATCACAATTTAAAAATTTTAAGAAACTTTGAATTTTTTGTTCAATACCATCACTTCTATTTGATTCCACATTATTAATAGCATTCAAAATAGAGTGCACCGGTTCAAAAGCGCCAAGCCTGACAGTACCTAATGGATATTCAGCAATAGGCAATTGATTCAAAACATGGTTTTCTATTCTGTATTTTCGATAAGTAGAATTGAATTCCTCACAGGTGAAGAACACATCCTTGGTATATCCGAACATTTCATAATACTCAAATCCTTTGTTCATCTTTTTATTGAAGGTCACACAAAGCCAAGGCTTCTTACCAAAGCCAGTATCCTTCACAACGAATGTAACTCTAGGGTCTAATATCTCAGTTTCAAATACTGCATCGTCATCAACTGCCGGCATAGTCATCCGGTATCCGACACCGCATGCAAGCATCCATTCACCTAACTCCCGGTCTTTTGAAGCTTTATCGTCATCAGCCATAAGCTCATTAAGCATAGATACATTGTTTACATCAGAGTATCCTTCTTTTGCACCGTGTATTCCTCGCTGCACATACTGGATAGGATCACCAAAAACATATCCCATGTAGAAATTCATGATTTCATATGCATGATTAATTACTAGCTTATTGCATATTTCGGGTCGTACTCTCTTTACTCTTTCAAGAATAGGTTGCTTTCCCTTATAGTAATTCCAAAGATAATGTATCTGCGCTGCATTGGTAGAATGGATAGCCATTGCCCTTGCCAATATTTTAGGAAGTGTTTCTTCCGTTATTTCTTGCCGTGGTATGAATATTTCCTGTCTGCCAAACAATTCTATCTCTATCATCCATCCACCTCCCTTCTGGTAATAAAAAAGCACATATAGTGCCTGCTTACCCTTTGATTAAATACTTGTTTCTATAGATGCGCCAGTCTTCACATGCCGGATTGCTGCATACTCTACCTTTGCACTCTGTTTTCTTACTGCATGGTGCAGGCGGCGCTGCTCTAATCTCTCTGCTTTTCTTTTTCATACAAATTTCCTTTCTAAAACGGCCTATCACCGATTTCATAACTTGTTCCACCTTCATATATCAATTCTGCCAGCATAGCGAGGCTATCCGGAGAATCATCATGTGGTGATTTCCCTGTCTGAAGAAACGTTGTCAATTCTTTCATTGCCTTGTCGTATTCCTTACTTCTATTGGCTTTATCAACAAAGATGAAGCGTTTTATATCCGGTGCCCATCTGATTATCCTTGATAACTTTGACTTATTGCTCGGAGACACTTCGGATGTGATATTCATATGAACGCCAATCTTCCTCAATTCTTCATCCACTTTATCTGAATACTCATGACCACCATTGTTTGCTTCAAATTTTGATAGATGTGGTTTATGTAGCGACATTTTGCCAATTACTCTTGGTCTTGTCACTGTCTTATCACCTTTATCGAATATCCAATCAGGGATGTATACATCTTCACCAAACTGATAACCAAATGGTTGTGAATAGCTATCTCCACCGCCCCACGCAACGTCAGATGCAGAATATATACAATCTGGTTTAATCTGCGGAAGTATCCCATTAAAATACCGGAGTTCTTTTTCCGGAAACAGTAGTCCTTCACGCTCAATAGGCTGATTCATATAAAGCGCCAAGAATGATACTTCATCCATATCTTTTTCAATGTTTTTGAAATACTCAGTATCAAAGCCTACGCCAAAATCATAATTGAAGTTGGATTCACCATTTTCATCCAGAGCTGGAATGCAAATAAATCTTGCTCGAGGATTATTTTCGTTATCTCTTTCAAGCCGACCGATAGGATCATGTACAGACCATCGTGTTGCTATATGGAGTTCTTTACACTTCATTTTCTTACGTGACTTCAAATCATTAAAGTATTTCATCCACAGCCTGTCCATACGATCAATAGACAAAGCTTCCTCTATACCGGATACAAGGTCATCGACATAAAGTATTCCTTCACATCGTGTTGCTCCAGTCAAGGATCCATCTATAGCTCTACAAGTTAACGAAGGAAATCGCTTAACCTTATCCAAATCAAGTGTTTCATATTTTGCACTTTTATTGACCAATTGAACATCGGGAAACACATCGTGCCAAAGATACTCGGGGTCAGTGATTATAGACATAACACCATCATAAAAACCTCTGGTCAATCCGTCAGCATGACCAGATGCTAGATTACATTTTTCTGGATTCCTTCCCATTAGCCATGATAAAAAGAAAATACCGGCAGTTGATTTACCGGTACCTGGTGGCATTGAAATCGTTAATATGTCTATCACATCATCGGCTAAGTCCTGAAGGTGCTGAATAAGCTTATCCTTTAGAATTTTTCGCCGTGGCAAATAGAATCGTTTATCTGGGTCCCGATCAAATTCTACATAAAGCAAATACGCATCAAAATCTATCGGCGCATCAAATAAAAGAGAACGCTTATACAGTTGTATGAAACGTTCTCTCTCTGATATTGGTAAAAATGCATTTTTTGATTGCTTTACAGACACATCACGAACTACCTTATTAAGCCGGTGTGCATGCACCATGTCTTCAGGCTCATATATTCGTAGAAGTTCAAATAAATCATCCAGATTTTGGTATCTTTTGCAGTCACGTTGTTCAAGAAGGATGTTAATTAATTCAATCGTCTTCATTTAACCTCCATATAATACATGACTTTCATCACCATCATCTCACTTTCATTTTAAACCTCTCGCTTTATCTGCATCAAATGGATTTTTTCTTGTATATTTCTCTTTATTCGTATTGATATATAATAATATATAATATTCATTTTCTTTTAGGCTATCATTTAACCTATATCATATAATTCATTTTCATAATTCATTAGAGCAATGTATGAATCACCTTTAGTTTCCATATAGAGTATCATTCCTGATATTATCAGAGGAGCAATTAAGCTTTCCATTACCCTTATTATGACCGCATATTCCACAATAACCATAGCAATTTCTAATGCTACTAAAATAAAAAGGAAAATTGCTATATAGAAACGTTCTTTTCTATAGTTGGAAAAATATTCAATTTGATTAACTAAATAAATTATCTTTTTTCTATCAAATGTAATATCCCTTTCTTCTGATACGTGATACTTCGGCTGTTGATTTGCCGTTAAACAATTTAAAAATTCTTTAATCATTTTCATCCACCCTTTCTATAATAATATAGCATGAAAAGGGATATAAAAAAATAGTTAATGATTTGCCACACAGACAAGGCGATAGGTACTGTGCAGCTTTTTTTGTATTTTGCAGTACATAAACATAAAGGATAAAAACAGAAAGGGAGGTATATTTACGCAAGTTGGAGGAGAAAAACCATGTACTGCCACATCACTCTATTATTTGAGTGAAACCGTGTATACGAATGAGCGTGGTATCGTTCTACGTACTTAAGCAAGCCTATCTGATGCTTGGCTACTTTAATCTCAAATACAACCGCTCAGAAGTGTTAAATGGTTTCCGATTCTGGGGTCGAACCAGAACTCATGGATTCAATATAGTGGTTCAGTTGTCAAGACACAAATTTAATCTTTTTATAATGAACAGATATATGTAGTTGAAAAGGGGAAGAATGTCCCCCTTAAGCTGCATACTCAATCAAAAGTACCGGATAATAATAGGATGCCGGAGTTTGATTGTTAATGGCAGAATGACAACGTTCAAAATTGTAGGTATGAATATATTTCCCAATCGCTTTCCGTGCTTCACGGATATTGGCATACTGAGTCAGATATGCTTCCTCGTACTTAAAACTACGAAACCATCTTTCAATCATAATATTATCTGCCCAACGGCTTTTTCCATCCATGCTCTGACGAATCTGGTTCTCCTTGAGGAAATTCATATATTCGTTGCTTGTAAACTGACATCCCTGATCAGAATTTAGGATAACTGGTTTTGCTGTTTTAAACGCTTTTTTCAATGCATTGATAACCATTCTGGTATCCAGGGTATCATCAACTTCCCAGCCTACAATACAGCGGCTATACCAGTCGATTACAGCTGTCAGATACAGGAATCCACGCTTGATGGGGATATAAGTGATGTCGATTGACCATGCCTGATTTGGACGGTCGATAACGGCATTGCGAAGCAGATACGGGCAGACTTTTGCCTGTTGCATACGCTTAGAAAGGTTCATTTTGGGATAGATAGGATTAATCCCCATTTCTGTCATGTAGCGGCGTGCTTTGCGGCGGCCGACTTTATGGCCACGCATTTTCAGTTGTGAAGACATCTGACGGGCACCCCATGCCGGATTATCCGTGTGTAAACGGTCTATAATGGTCTTACAGTCCAGTTCTTCCTGAGAAACAGGAGTTCCATTATAATATATGCTGGTGCGATTAATATCAAGCAATCTGGCACCTGTTTTGACCGGGAGCTCTTTAGTCTTCAAAAGGTTTCGGACTAAATTTACTCTCGTAGTCAGGTCCAAGTGTTTCTTCAGATTTTTTTTTCAACCAATCCACCTGCATGGTGAGTTGCCCAACTTTTTTTGCGTATTCAGCTTTTTCCCTGCGTTCTGAAGCCAGCTTCTCTTTCAGGTTCTCTTCTCGTGTATCGTCAAAGACAACGGAAGCTTTATCAAGGAATTCCTTCTTCCAATTACGGAGAAGATTTGGTTGAATGTTATTTTCAGCAGCAATTGTATTTAAGTCTTTTTCTCCCCTGAGCAGTTCAATAACAAGCTCAGATTTGAATTTTGCAGAGAAATTTCTTCTTGTTCGTGACATAATAATAATCCTTCTTTCTGTATTGGTTACAGTATATCAGATTCATTATAAAATGTCTCGGAAAGTGTCTTAAATTACGATACCATTATA